CTGCTCGTCGACGGGCTCGAGCTTGTGCTCGTGCTGCTTTGCGACATCGTCCGCCAGCTCGATAACTTCGCCGCCGCCGGCGACGCTGCCGTCGTCGGCGCGGAAGGTGAAGCCATCGCGGATTTTGTATTTCTTGGGCATGTGAACTCCTGGGATGTGATGCGTGGTGTTTCAGAGGAAAAGCGTTCCCGTCTCAACGGGAACGCCACAACTACATCGGCGCCGCCAGCGCTTAGGTGATGGCGTCGCTCATGACAGCGAAGGACTGCGGGTGGCGCACGGCGATGTCCAGCGTCTGCAGCACGCGCAGCTCGATGCCGCCCTGCTCGTAGATGCCGGCCGCGTACGGATTCGGCAGGATCTCGACCACGCCCCATTCGCCGACCAGCACCTGCGACCAGTCGCCGAAGAACACTTCGGACAGGTTGGTGCCGGTGCCCTTGGTAAGGTTCGAGCGCGCCTGGTTGGTACGGGCCACGGTGTAGCCGTTGATCTCACCCGGGGTGCCGGAGCGCTGGCCCATCGGGGAGTTCGTCCACAGGTACTGGTTGGTGGTCGACTTGAGCTTCTTCAGCGCGCCGACCGCTTTCGCGTTCGTCAGGTACGCCATCGAGCCTTCATCGGCGTTGTTCGACGCCACGAAGGTTTCGAGGTCGATCAGGTGATCGATGGTCAGCGCCGCGCCGTTCACGCCGCCGATGACCGAGCCGATCCCCGCTTGGTTGGCGATGCCGAGCGGCTGGGCCGCAGTGCCGGTGCCCGAAAGTGCTGCCAAGTCGATGCCCAGGGCCACAGTCGAAAGCAGGTCCGCGCGCGCCATCATCTCGACGTCCGGCGACGACTGCTGCATCATGTTGCGGGTGATGACCGACAGCGCGCCGATGTGCTTCGGCGTCATGCTGATCTTGTCGAACTGCGCGCCGGTCTGGGTCAGCGTGCCGTTCTCGCCCACCCAGTACACCTGGCCCGCCGCCTTCTGCCGTGGGATGTCGATGTTGCCGACCAGACCCGACAGCATCTGCGCACCCAGACCGAACACGCGCGCCTTGTTGCGCAGCAGCTCGATGAAGCTGCCGCTCAGCAGGTTGGTTGCAACCAGGTTCGCACCGCCCGAGGTGGCGCTCAGCCCGGCGCCAGTGCCGAAGCTGTAGTCGGCAGCGCGCGCTGCGAAGCGCAGGTTGGTCGGGACGAACAGGCCAGCCGTGGTCTTGCCCGAGCGCTTGCCGATTTCCTGCGATACCTCGCGCTCGAAGCCGGCTTCCTTCCAGGCGTTCGCATTGCCCATGCGCTCGTCCGTCGCGGCACGCAGCGCGCGCAGCAGGCTGTACTTGCCCTTTTCCTTGTCGGTCATGTCCGGGTTCGGATCGCCGCCCATCGACGCCATGCCCTTGTTACGGGCCAGCATCTCGTTCAGGACGATGCCGCGTGCCATCTCGATCGGCGCCTTCAGCGCGATCAGGTGGTTGCGCACCTCGTCCGGGATCTGGTGCTGCTTGCACATCGCCTCGATCTCGGCGGTGCGCGCCTGCTCGAGGACGGCCGGATCAACCGGCGGTTTGGTTACAGCTGGCGCGCCGCCACCGGCTCCGCCTTCGCCGCCCGCTGCTTCACGCTTGACGTGTCGTTTCTTAAACATTTCGCTTCCTTCTTGGTTGTCGGCGGATGCCGGGTTGGATTGCGGACGCTTGACCACCACGTCCATTTCGTCGCCTGCAGCCGAGCGCCCGACGCCGACAGTTGCGTCAGCCGGGATCGTCACAAGCGAAATTTCGTACACCTCCCAATCGGTGCCGGTGTAGGAATCGTTGTCCACGTCGAGCAGGTACTCGTGCACGCGGTACTTGAACGACACACTCTGCAGGATCTTGTCGTCGACCTGCTTCATCGCCCAGTCGCCGCGCTCGTCCTTGCCGAAGCGGACCGTGCAGTAGCCGCGCTTGTCGGCGCCGATCCAGGCGCGCTCGACCACGCCCAGCAGGTCGTTCATGTCGTGGTTGAACAGCAGGTTGCCGCCGGCGTTGATGCGCTGCATGCGCGCGCACCCGGGTTCGTGGCTCAGGATCTCGTCGCCCCACCAGGTAACGCACGGCGTCTCGCTCGAGAACGAGAACGTGACGGTCCGGGTCTCCTGGTCGACGATGCCGACCGGGACTTCGGTCTTCACTTCAGGGTCGGCAGCCAGCCGCATCGACCGCGTTTGCGGCCCGAGCTTGTTGACCCCTTCCTCCAGCTTTTTCTTGCTCATGCTCTCTCCAATGCAAAAAGCCCACGCGGCGAACCGGGTGGGCTTTTGTGGGGTTAGGTCGGATTACTCTTTGCTGCTGCCGTCGTCGGCTTCGCCACCGTCACCGCCGGCGCCGCCGTTATCGGGCTTGTCGCCGCCGGCAGCCGGCGCCGCTGCAGCCTGGTCGGCGCCTTTGCCGTCGGTCTGGCCGGGGTCGGTATCGAACACCAGCTTCAGGTCGGACATCATGTCCAGCTCGGCGCGGCGCTGCTTGAACACGTCCTCGGCATCCGAGTGGTCGCTCGTCAAGCCGATCACGTCGGACACCGTCATGAAGCCCGACCGCACCGCCGCTTTGTACGCAGCCACTTCCTTGGCCGGGTCGATCCACGACCAGCCGCGCGGCTTGAAGCGCACCGACCAATACTTCTTCGGCTTGGTGTAGTAGTCCGGGATCGACAGCTCGCCGGCCAGCACCGCGGCCTCCATCCAGTCGCGGTGCACCTGCTGCCGGAAGTTCCGAATCAGCCAGCCCTGCAGTACCCGCCACATGTCGCGGTCATCGAGCAGCGCCAGGCGCGAAGCGCTGTAATTGCTCTGCGAGTAGTCGCCCGAAACGCTGGCATAGGAGACGCCAACGCCAGTCGCGAACGCCCGCAACATGTAGCGCATGAACGGGTCCATCCCCGCGTTCGGCCGGCTCGGATTGAAACCGGTGAACTTCTCGCCAGGCTGCAGCTGCTGGAAGGTGCCGGGCTCCATCGTCAGCGTTGGCGGCGCGCGTTCCGCGGCTTCGTCGTCGTCCGGGTCGTCCGGCAGTACGCCTTCCTCCGACTCGATGATGCCGACGATCGAAGCGGCAGCGCGAGCGGCAACGATCTCGGCTTCCTCGTATCCCGCCATGTTGCGTAGGCGCTTGAGCGTCGCGTGGAACCAGGGCACGCCACGTGTCTGTCCGATCCGCTCGGGGATGAACAGATGGATGATCTCGTCGGCCGGCACCCTGATGAGCGCGCTCTCAACGAATGCCTGGAACTGGTAGTCGCCGGGGTGCGTTGGGTAGAGCCAGTAAGCGACAGGCCGTCCCCACTTGTTCTGCTCAACGCCCATCCTGATCACGTTGCCGTTGTCGGCCCGCGCCACGCTCCACTGGTCGACCAGGCGGTCGGCCTCAATCAGCTCAAGCGCGTACGGGATCCTGCCCTTACCAAACGGGAGACGGACCTTGCGGATCAGCACCTCGCCATTCTCGGGAATAGAGCCCATGATCAGGCGTTCCATGTCCGAGAAGCTCAGCTTGCCGGCGGGATCGCAGGTGTCCTTGTCGGCCCAGTCCTCGAACGTGTCTTCGATCGAATCGTTGACGTTGGTGAGCAGCTTGCCGCCGGCAGTCTTCACCTGCGCCTGCATGCCGATGCCGTCACCCACCACGTTGTTCTTGATGAGCCGGATGGCAGCCTTCGCGTACTCGTTGTCGCGCACCAGCTCGCGCGAGCGCGCACGCAGTGTCCGCAGGCTGGTAATGATCTCGCTGTCGGCCGAGGTGTTCAGCGCCGTCCAGTCCGAGTTGAGCCGGCTCATCGCCGCGCCGGCATACATGCGCTGGCCGGTCCGCGCCTTCGACAGCAGGGCCTTTTGCGCGGTTCGATCAGCGAGCCATGCCTTCAGGACCACTGAGCCAGGCTGGCTGACGCGCTCTTCGTTATAGAACTTTTTGACCACTTAGAACCTCACCAGCAGTTTGCGGGGTTTGCGCTTCTCGGAATTCACGCGCCGCTGCCAGAAGCTGCGCACCTGCAGCAGCTCGGCCAGCGAATGGAACTCGGTCGACCTGGTGCCGATCGTGTAGCTCTTGACCTTACCCCCCGACGACTTGAACGTGGCCAGAGCGGCTTCGCAGTCGGCCAGCGCCTTCTCCGCCGCGGTGCGGCTGTCGATCGCGCCGGTGATGGCGGCCAGGTCGGCGAGCACCACCAGGCCGCCGCGCGCTGCGGTCTTGCGCTCGCCGGCCCGGCTCAGGTATGCGGCCCAAAGATACGCGGCGGGCTGCAGCGAC